GTTCTTCTGGTCTGGTATTTTAATCTTGGCTACATAGCCTGTGTAAATTGTGGTTGTGACAGTATCTGCTATCGTCCTTATTCTTATCGGCACATAAGGCCTAACGTACGGATACAACACACTTGCATTATTCCTTGGATGGTATTTCCCTAATAGGTTTCTTAATTCAATATCTATCGTGCCTGAAGGATTATTCCCTATTTCCTTCTCTTTGCCCCTGGCACTTGAGATATTGATTACATCACCTGTAATATCATCAATACCACTAAATGTAGGCGTAGCTCTCCAGTCAGTTGCTGCCCAATCTACCATTACTTCTAAAACTGTATCCATTAAGGTGCTGACCTCCCATAATAGAAATCTTTGTTAACTTGACCGAACGCACTCCGTCTTTCGTCTTCACCAAGTACTTCTTTAATCTTTCTAACGAATACTCTCAGTTCAGTTTCAGTTCCTAAGAAGTTTCCAACATGAATATGAATATCACCACCTTGAGCAGGTGACCTCACAACTTCCTTAACTCCCTCACCTACCGCAAATACTCCCGGGCCTTCTACCAATCCACCTGAATCAAGCAGGGGTATTCGTGGAAGTTCTACTGCTGGAGGAGCAGGTATCTTGAAAGACTTGCCACCGAATGGAGCAGGGACCCAGTCTGGAATAGTTATAGCAGGGATACTTCTGATAGCATCACCGATGAAATTGATAACCTTTTCTATTGCCCACATCATTCCGTTGAAATAACCGATTATCATATTGATTTGAAATTTGACTATGTTCCCAATGAACTCCCAAACTACCGTCATCTTTTCCTTTACCCAGTCCCAGTTCTTAACTAATAGAACCAGCCCTGTAATTAATCCAGCGATAGCCAGTATAATCAATCCAATAGGATTGGCACTCATAGCTGCGTTTAATGCCCATTGAGCAGCAGTAGAAATACCTGATGCTATAGCATGAGCAGTTAAAGAGATTGTGTGCATAGCCGTAGCAGATGATAATAAAATCATAGCAGGGCCAAGTGAAGTCATAAGAGCCAGCATTGGTTCTAAGGGAGTTAAAGCTGTCCCAGTAACCAGAGTCAACTCATCAAACTTCTGTTTGATTTTATCCATGATGCCATATTGCGTATTGCCAACCTCTGCATACTCATCTGTAATTCCTACAGCACCTTCCATCTCTCCCTTGTAATAAGCTATCTCTTCATTGGTTACGCCTAATGCTTCGTTGAGGGTAACCGAACCATCAGCGGCTTGAGTAACAGCAGTTCTAAATAGCCTGGTAGCAGTTGCTCCGCCCTTGCCTTGAGACTCTAATACAGCCATGATGGCTATCATGTCATCTAACTCAACACCAAGTTCAGAACCATACATGGCCACGTAATCCATTACAGAACCGAAATCAGATAACTCAGTTGTGGTATTCTTGGTTAGCCATGTGAACTTGTCCATCTCAGCAGATGTTGTCGGTAACTCTACACCCATAGACTTCAACGCTGGAATAAGAATATCCGCTACAACTTCAGCGCTTGAACCTGTCGCATCTCCCAACGCATCAAAGGCTTTAGCAGAACTCTTCAATTCTTCTGTATTCCTGACTCCTGCTCTGGTTAGTAATTCAAATGTTTCCTGTACGCTTTGCAAAGGGAATGAAACATCTGTAGTTGCCAAAGCAAGGTCCCTCATTTCCTTAGTATCAATGCCAAGAGTAATAGCAGTCTGTCCAAGAGAAGCGTTCAACTTACGAGCATCACCAACCATCTTCAAACCAGCAGCCCCAGCCGCTGTGAACGCAGCTCCCATAATCTTCATCGCTGAAGAAACCTTCTGAGCGTGCCTCTCTGTTTCACTTAGTTCAGATTGAACAGTTGAAGATCCGTCTAATTTTACCTTGCCGAATAATTCAAAGACATTCACTTAACTTCTCCTCCAAGAACTCTTGATATCATCTCTGCTTGTTTCTTCATATCCATGCCAGTCTGTGTTTTCTTCTTCTTTAGTCTGGGCATGAAATCAGATGGGGTAAATGGCTTACTTCGTTTCTTTCTATCCCTTTTAAGTTCAGCCAATATCGAGCATATCAATGCCGACCTGTAATCATCTCTGCTCTGTTCCCTCTCGTACTGTTTGATGAGAGCATAGAACTGCCTAGGAGATAATGCCCAATACTCTTTTTCGCTTAATTTTAGGCTGTATCTCCCGAATGCCCATCTTTCGATTTGGGAGGTACTACCGCTAAAGGGTTTGGTAGCTCAAACACCTGTGCTAATGCCTTGCTTATCTGTACGAACTCCTTAAATGGAACTAGCTTCCCTGCCTGTTTGAGCGTGAGCGTAGGGTCTTCGTCTAAAAGTCCTGCCCACACCATGGCCTTGACGTGTCTCCAACTTCCGTTGAATGTAACTCCCTCTCCAACAATCGACTCAAACACCTCCATAGTATTAAGGTCGATTAAGAGAGTTCGTTCTTTGTCTAAATTGACCTTGACCACTGAATCAGGCTTCCGTGCTATCGCTGCCATTTGTCGTATAAGCTCTGCCTGTGAATTAGTACCATCCATCTTAACATTGGTTATTGTTTGTGCTTTCATATTTCTCCTTATAATTCTCTTATGCTGCTGGTCTGGTAACAGTCAGCGTGTATAGTCTCGGTGACTTGCTGGATTCGTACGCAACTATCAATACATCCGTTGTTGAGTCAGCCGCACCTAACGCAATCTCTCCACCTTGTACGGTTGAAGTCTGCGCTGTTCCGTCTGCGTATATTGTGTGACTTGCCGCTGTTATAGTTAGCTTTACCCATGTTGAGGTAGTATCCACTGTGCAAGCATACGCATAAGTGCCAGCCGCTATCGTAGGAGTTATACTCAAAGCTCCAGTATCCTTTGATTCTATCCCTGTTAAGCCAGACATACCACCAGATTGTGTAATATACATTGGCGGTTTCCCCGACAATTTGAGCGACCCTGACACTCCTAATTTATCATCAATAGGTTGTGCCATACTAAATCCTGTAGCGATGGCATAGAACTCCTGTGACCCACCTAACGCCATAGGAAATACGATATACGCATATCGTTTAGTGCCTGCTTGAATGTCAGTATGGAAAGCAATTTGACCATTCGCATCCGTACTAATGAAGTTCCCTTCAATAGCCACCTCTCCACCATCTCGTAACCCTGCTATATATTCTTTGAACCCATCTGAGGAATCATGGCTGGTTACATCTATCGTCCCAGCGGTTTGCGAGACTCCGCCAATACTGGACAACTCCAAAACCTTCTGATAATTCCAGATAAGAACTGTTCCAAATCCTGATACGCCACTACTCATAATATCCTCCTATGCAGCTGCTGTTAGTGTTGGTTTCCCAGATACCTTTATCGTACCAGAGATAGATATCTTGTCATCTAGCCCTGGGTTTATAGATAATGCGGTGACTATTCCACTCCCTGTTATCTGTGGATATTCATGCGATGACTCTACCCATGCTGGATGTTTGATTATCCAAGTCTTTTTTGACCCTGCTTGGTAATCGGCATGCATGGCTATCTGCCCTGTGGAATCCGTAGAGATGAAGTTCCCCTCAAAGGTAATGTCTCCGCCATCTCTCAGCCCTGCGATGAATTCCTTATACCCATCAGATGAATCGTGACTCGTTACGTCTATCGTCCCAGCGGTCTCGCTTGGCCCGGAGATATTCGACATCTCCTCTACATCGGCTGTGTCCCATGTTAAAATTGTTCCATAACCTGATACTGCGCTTGTCGCCATTTTGCCCTCCTATCGTTTTAATAAAGTTCCAATCTGGTCATCCCTTAAATACTTGAGATTAAACTGCATCGTATAGTGAAATATGTTCTCTGCTGGGTCTGCTATGAATCCATCAGTTTGAATCCATAGATAGTATTCCGTTGTCTCATCTGTCGAGCTATCCAGCTCATTTACTAGAGTCATTATCCTTTGCCTGATATCCGTTGTCTCTTCTGGGCGGGGAGAGTTGGACCATATATCCAATTGATATGTACACCTTCTTTTTGGATTCCAGTCTCCATCATTACCCATATCAATACGATGTACTAAATAGGGCATCACGGCATCAGGCTTGGCTGTTACTGGATACAACCTGACTGTACCACCCATCAAGGATTTCAAGGTAGCGTCATCGGTTAGTAAGGCGTATATTGGAGTTATTAATGATTCTTGAATATCTAAAGCCATTTTGTTTGAAATATTCCTTTTATATTTTCTCCAGCTTTCTCAAAAGATTTTCTTAACCAAGGTCTAGCAGCCATCGTAGAAGTTCCATATTCCAACGTCTTACCCTTATCAAGATTAGTTCCAACTATGCCAATTATGCTACCTCCAACAACCTCAGCTTCACCTGCTACAGATTGCCTCAACTGCCCCGTTAAACTTGCTGGAGCTTCACCAGGAGCAGAAGCCGTATAGACTCGTTTCTTCTTTCCCCCAACCGTAATGTTACTAGCTGCAATCTGATAATGCCCACTGGATTTCACCTCATTGGCTTTCTGTTTTGATACACTGCCAGCCATCACAGTATAGATTTCACCTGAGCGGTTCCCTGATAGAGTTTCTACTGTGACATTCCGCACTTCGTTAACAGCATCTATCATTCGTTCAAATGCCGCATCTTCTATTTTAGCTATAGCCTTGGTTAGATTGCTTGTGAATTTAATATATACACCCATTACATCTCCTTACATCTCCCTGACAATTACCTCTGTGATATTATTAAAATACTTGGCCGACGCTTGTGGTTCATAGGTAGTGCTATCGTATATAATTTTATGAGTTCCAAGCCCTATCGTTAACGTGCCATCTATCAAGAATCTATCAGTTATTAATGTATTCAACTGTTGATACACCGCTCTGGATGCTACCGATACAGGCATCTTTTTACACCAATACGATGCAACCTCGCTCCATGAAACAGCTTCACCTTTAGCACTCATGGTAGAAACTTTCAAATATAGAGTGCATTTATCTGTGAATACATTAGTTATCACAGAATCCTCTTTCGTAAAGATGAGAGGTTAGCCTTCACCGAGTCGGGCAATTCAAGGTCCGTTCCGTAAGCTATAGAACCAATCCCGCCTATGTTCTCTGATGTAGCACCCAGTCGATTGTTATACCAGATAGCCACCGCTTGCATTACCGCTATAACGGCATCAGGAACATTGGCAACTGCTGTTGTAATATCCGCAATATACCCTGCTGAGTATGTCACTATTATTTCGGTTAGTGCAGTCCACACTCCGTATAACATACCGATGGATAACCTCTCTTCATATCCTGTATAGGCAGTACCGTCAATCGTGGTTGAAGCAACTGCTGTAATCGGCATCCTGTATAGGTATAAATACTTGCCACCATCTCCAACATGAGTTTCAGTTATCTCCCTGATAACCCACCTTGAAGAGCAATAATCTTCTGTCCTGCGAGTAGCTGATTCAATCATAGCTTCGATGACGTTATCATTATCGCTATTAGAAATCTTTAAATACTCTTTAGCTTGAGCTACAGTTATCAATGCTTGGTCTGTTAATGCCATGTTATCCCCCTAAATCGTAATCATCTTTAGATTCGCCTATCGAGTAAGCATCTTTCTTCGTTCCTATATCCCCACTTGATTCCTTCCCAATTGTGTACTGGTCACGCCCCCTACCCATGCTGTGCAAATGTTGAATAGTTCCAAGGGTGAACTTCCCAGCCTTCAGGAAGATGGTCCCTATTTTCTTCTTGAATATTATGATTGTTGTGGATATGTCTAAATTAGCTACTATCGATTTTGTCACTCCCCACGATTTAGCGATGGTAGTCGATACGTCCAGATTAGCAACTATCGAGATAGTATGATTT